AGACTGCTAACAAGGCCACTCTAGTAAAACTATGCCAGGATATCTCCATGGCTACTGGTTCTGAGGTTACCATCTTTCGTGCCCGTACCGCTCTATCTTCTCTAACTGCTATGGCTGATGTTAACTGGGCTCCTAACTCTGCTAAGGAAGAGTACTATGCCAACGGCGGCATCCTTGGCAACTTCGAGGGCTTCCAGATTGCTGAGATTGGTCAGGGTCTAAAGCGTGGAGCTTCTATCAACAGCGCTTCCGTAGAGTATCAGCTAGACACTGATAGACTATACATTATTCCTACCTCTATGGCCAACAAGTTCATCAAACTTGTCAACTATGGTGAGACTCAGGTTTCTCAGGTTACCGATAAGGAGACCAACAGAGATATGAGCCAAGAATACGAAGTTCTATATAAGCTCGGCATTAATGTTATCCTAAACAGCGTATTTGGTGTCTGGGAAATCATCTAATTCGAGTTTATATTTCGTATTTAATATTTTAATTTAAAAAGGAGGTGTTTGCAGTGGATAAAGTTTGCGGAGTATATTGTATCGAAAATATGATTAATAATAAAAGATATATTGGTCAATCTGTAGATATATATAAAAGGTGGAAACATCATAAAAATGAATTAAATAATGGAAAACATCATAATTATCATTTGCAATCGTCTTGGAATAGTTATGGTGAATCGTGTTTTAAATTTTATATTTTAGAGAATTGTGATATATCATTGTTAGATAATCGTGAAATATATTATATAAATTTTTATAATACGAAAAATTGTGATTATGGTTATAATTTAAATGATGGAGGAAGCGGAAATCAAGCGCCATCTTATGAAATTCGGCGCAGAATGAGTGAAAATCATGCCGATGTTTCTGGAGAGAATAATCCTAATTATGGAAAACATATGTCAGAAGAAACTAAACGTAAAATGATTGCCAATCGAAATACATGCAAAGGCAAAGATCATCCTAATTATGGTAAGCCGCTTTCTAATGAAACCAAAGAAAAACTTAGTAAAATTAGAAAAGGCATGCATGCTGGTTCTAAGCATCCAAGATGCCGTTCCATATATTGCCCAGAACTTAATCGAATATTCTGGGGAGCTGCTGAAGTCGAAGAAATATATGGAATTGATAGGACATATATTTCAGCATGTCTATCTGGTAGACAGAAATCCGCTGGCAAACACCCTGTAACTGGAGAAAAACTTCATTGGTTTGATGCTAATGAAATTAATCTAAATATTTAACAATACAAAATTAAAGGATAAAAGGAGAAAATAAAATGGCTACAAAAAAGAATGTCCAAGAAGATATTATCGAAGAGATTGTTGAAGAAGTTGTCGAAAAACCTAAGAAGGTCAACAAGCCTAAGCACGATCCTAGCGAGCTAATTCTTTGTAGAAGTGTTCGTTTTGGTGAGCTAATTCTAATTGGCCCTAAGACTCGTATGCCTTATACTTGGGCCAATGAAGGAGATGTTAGAGAGGTTGAATACCAAGATCTGATGTCTTGGAGAGCACTACGTTCTAGATACCTATTTGAGCCAATGATTATCATTGAGGATGAAGATCTAGTAGAAGAGTGGAAGGCAGACCTTGGCAAGCTATATGATGAAGTTCAGTCCATTGACATTAAGGAAATGTTCAGACTACCTCATAGACAGTTTGTTGCACAGCTTAAGAAGTTGCCAACTGGAATGAAGACTACTGTTCAGAACATGGCATATACCATGATTCAGGATGGTACTTTGTACGACCTAAGAACGATTAAGGCAATCGATGAAATTCTTGGTACAGAGCTAATCATGATGATTGGATAAGGAGGCTGACATATATGGCCACCTCTTATGAAACCATTTATGATAGAGCCACACGTAAATTAACTGATTTTGATTTAGCGGCAATGTCAGATGTTGACTTGGAAGATACATTACATGGTTATCTTCTAAGCGCTATTGCGCAATTTAGAAGATGCAAGAATGACCTGTCGGATCGAGACGATGAACTAAGACAGTTTAATACAGATTTGTTAGATGTCGAGCAGGAAATTCTTTCCATTCTCGTGGCCAGAGCCTGGTTGCAACCGCAACTACAGTCGGTTCTACTTACACAACAAGTATTTTCTGATAAGGAACAGAAATTCTATGCTCAATCGAATCATTTATCTACATTAATAGAACTTGATGAGAAATTAAAGTTAGAGGCTCAAAAATTGAGTCGTGATTATACTTTCTCAAGCGGATCTTACTGGGAGGCATGATTATGAACCCATATAATGCCCCCAGTTCTTTAATTTCTGCACAAAAGCGTTATCTATATGGGGCCATTATTAGCTGTCTGTATCAGAAAGAGAATAATGACCCTTTTTTAGATGCGCATTTGCAGTCTATTATTAATCAAGTTAGTGGTTCTATTAAATTATTTAATTACCAGCCTGAAACTTTAACAATTATTGCTTGTTTAGAAAAAGCACGGGATAATGATGCACAATTTCGTAAATCTATTCTTGATGCTGCAAATCTTGTAAATGTGTTAAAGGATGGTGATACTGATGCTTGATTTATTTAAAACTCGTATGTCGAATCAAGGTCAGATTCAGGCGAATGCATATTTGCAAAATGCAGATATTGCGATAGATAAAACATTTACTCGTGATCCTGCTTATAGAGAAGTTTATTTAACACATATGCCAAGTGGTATTGAGTTGCAGAAGATGGATGCTAAATTCATTATTGATACTAGACGTTCATTGGCTAGTGACGAAGAGGTTTATAAACTTATGTTTAGGCCTCATGTTAAAGTGCCTCTTGGTTCTTATGTTGATATACCAGATGATGAAGGTAATTTGCAGAGATGGCTTATTATTCTTAATGACCATCAGCCGCAATTCCATATGTATTATATCTTGAAGTGCAATTGGATATTGAAGTGGATTCATGAAGGAAAAGTGTATAAGTGTGAATGTGTACAAAGAACACAGTCATCGTACAATAGCGGATTGTGGACTGACTACAACTTTACCAGTGTTGAGAACCAAACTATTATGTGGTTACCAACAACACCTTATACACAAACACTTAGTTATAATCAACGTGTTCTTATCAATGATGAGGGCCGACATATTCCAATTGCATGGGAACTTTCCAAAGTTCTCGATACCATCCCAATTGGTATTACAAGACTTACTTTTAAGCAGGTTCAAGCCGACTTGCATACAGACTGCGGCAAATATGGCATAGCGAATTTCTGTAATAGCGGAGATTGTGCTAACTGCGCAATTGCCGAACCTGTTTACATTGATGCAGGTCTCCAAATGCCGACTCCAGAACCACGCAAAGGACGCATTACATATAATGGCAAAGATTTAACTCTGCGTGTTGGCGGTAGCGCTAAAACTTTTACCGCAGAATATTGGGATGAGGAATTTATTCCATATAATGCATTTTGGACAATTTCTCTAGTAGATGGAGAAAATACATTATGTTCTATCAATGCTCATTATGATGGCGTTTGGAATGTCGAGGCTGCTTCAAGTGGTTTTGACATGGATACAATAAATGGCGATGTTAGATGTTTTATTGAAAACAAAGATATTTTTAAGATTAAATTAATTGCATCTGGTGATTCAATGAAATTAAGCTGTGGCCAGTTGTATAGTATGGTAGGTAAGAATATTATTCTTGCTGCCAAAGATGAAAATGGGGAAAATGAAGCCGAAATTTCTGCGGAGGTGATTAGCTAATGGTTAGAGATATACAAACAATAGATGATGATATTTGTTCAATGAAGCGTCTGATTCGTCAGAAGCTAACATCTGATCCTGATATTATTGAAGTATTAAATAATCAACAGCTAGATCCTTCAAGTCCAGATGATTATTTAAATCAAAATATTTTTGCTTATATTCGTATTCCACAAGTCCAAGATATTGCAAGCAATTTTATTTGTTTCAGTGTGGATGATATGGAAGCAGACAGATATAATTCTGTAATGAAAACTCAATATGTGCAATTTGTCGTGTTTTGCCATGGTGACGATATTAAGACTCCATATGGCATTGAAAGACACGACTTGCTTGGGTACCTCATAAGAGATATCTTTGGTCATTCAAACATGTTTGGCATGACCGCAAAACTTGTATATAATCGTGAAAGCACTACAGATACTAATTATTCATGCCGCACTCTCAAATTTGAACTTATTAGAACTAACTCTTTGACTAATAATGTAATTAAGAATAAGTATGAAAAATACTGATTTAATGCATATTGAGCCCTTAGAATTATATGTTGGGAATCCATATAGAATTAATGACCAGGTTATTTGCCTACAGCCAAAAATTGGGGACATTGTAGATTATGGAGAGTCTGCATATTTTTCAGTGGTTCATACGGTTTGCGCAACTCCTGCCGATATGAAGGTACGCCTTTTTGATGCTGGTATTAACTGGATGGAGATTGGAGCTTTTGAGCTATTCTGCATGATTGCCCCATCTTTACCAGTGGAGCAAACAAGCATACTTCTCGGAGACTTAGATTTGTCTGCTTTAAAGACATATCGAAACAAAGAGAATGGCGAAATTGTGTTGGCGAATCCAGAGCAAAAAGTTAAGATAGATAAGTTAATTTATGAGAGAATGGTAAATTGTTTTCGCAAGATGCATGGCCTTAAGGCCAATAATGAAAAGGCCCACAATAAAGCTACCATGCGTGCAATGATAGAAAATGATCGGCAAACCATGGAAGTCAATTCTAAGAAGGAGCCAAGCTCCTATTTATTGCCCTTGATTTCTTCTGTTCGTTGCAAGATGGGATGGACGAAAGATTATATACTTCAGGAAGGCATTTATTCATTTTTTGATACCGTAAATAGGTTAAACGTTATTGATAATGCCGACCATTTGGTGTCAGGTATATATGCTGGCACTATTGATTCCAAAAAGATTTCGAAGGAAAATCTGAATTGGATGCGTGAATTAAAATAATTATAATAAATTTATTAGGAGGAAAATATTTATGGCTGCTATTAATGTAAATAACCTAGTTTTTGACAAGGTTCTTCGTGTCGTTGCTTTTAGCAAGTCTGACGACGCTTATCTATACAGCATGACCCAGGTTCAGGATGCTGCTATCAATGGCGCTGCTGAGGCTACTGAGGTTCTAGACAACGTCGGTGCTCGTATCATGACCCTATATCGTGCTAAGACTGCTGAGTTCTCTGGCGCTAACGCTCTATTTGATCTAGGCCTACTTAGCGCTCAGGTTGGCTCTAAGAAGGTTGTAGGCGCTGCTACTGTTCCCGCTTTTGAGACCCTAGAGGTTGGTGGCGAG